TTTTACCACTACCTTTAAAACCACCTGAACCTTTAACGCCCTGATCCACAAATTGCCAATAGTCATCTGCGTTACCAAATACAAATTCTAATTGTACATTGTTTTTGCTTGTGGTAACTAAATAATCAAAACCCTTATATAGTGTGTTTGATTTAGTTGCTTTTTTTTGTTTCTTCAAAATACGCTTACCACGTCTAACAACTTGAGAACCTAAGTTCTGTAATTCTTGTACTGTTTTTGTAAAATCCATTAGCTATTTGGTGTTATTGGCACAATACAAAGATTGTTAGTGTTATTAACTTGTAAACTAATAGTCGCAGTCCATCCTGTCAATTCATTATCAAAACGTGCCGTAAATGGTTCAGCAGTTATTGGCACTTCTAACAGCACTTCACCGTCAACCCAAGACGTAGAATAAAGAGATTGTTTAAATTCGTTTATTACGTCCTGAAGTATCTGCAATGTTTCGGAATAAGTGTCAACCCTTCCTGTTCTTTGATTGTTTGGTGAATCACCTAATACTTGATCGTTAACCATATCCATAACGTATATGCTAAAAGTGTACGTTAGAACGCCTGTATTTATTGTTACTGTGCCTGGTTCTGCGTACAGTATAATATAGTCAGTAGCACCTAATTTATTAATGTCCACTTCATCAAGTTGTCCTGAATGAAAGCTATTTATTTCAAAGTGCTTTTCTGCTATTGTTTCTAAATATCCGACTACGTTTCTAAAAGTTATCATAATTGTTATTCTTTGTTATATTGTGATCCTGCGTATATGCTAAATATGTTAACACTTCCATTATTGGCAATTTAGTTATTTTGTCTATGTCTAAAATACTATTGGACAAACTATATAGCGTATTGTACCACCCCCATTTAGAAGACATACTCACGCCTTTAGTTGTTTCTTTTCCTGTTGACGTAAATAGCGTTGCGAAACTGTCAGCAATCTGTCGCCTAAAGTCAAAAAAAAACCTAACGAACTTAACGCTATATCCATCGGACATTGTTTAAATAGTTCTTCTTTAAATTCATCAGGATCGTAACTTTCAATAGCATATCTTTCATTTACTTTTCGTATAACCTTCCTATATAATATCGACATAATAATATGTAGATTTTTAATAGGTTCTTTACAGTATGTTTCTAAATCTATATATTCGCCTGTACTTAATTTGCTTAAATTAGGCACAAAGCCGTATTCTTCTTTGTTAAATGTAAACACCTTTTTGAAGTCCTGCTTGTCAGGTTCACTATCTAACATCTCTTTAACTATTGCCATTATTTGCAATAAGTCCTTGTAAGCCATTTTCTTCACAATAAAGACACTAACACCGCACAACAAAGCTAAACTCTTTATAACTTTGTTTTTTTCACCCCCTTTACTTTCTTGTATCTCTGCATATTTTTGATACGTTTCTATTGTTACGTCTTGCCAATTATTAGGTATTACTAATTTAACGTCTTTCATTACTAATAAATATAAAAGTTTATAATTCGTTTTTTATTCTTTGTTCTGCTATTTCACAATACTCTTTACTAATCTCACTACCGATAAAATCTCTATTGTTTTTTAATGCCATCTTAGCTGTTGTTCCACTACCCATAAAGCAATCGTAAACTAATTCTTTTTCATTTGTCCAAGTTATAATATGGTCTTTTGCTAATTTTTCAGGAAATGGGGCAGGGTGTTTGCCTTGAGCATTATTTTTAACTTCATTTATTCTCCATATATTGAATCTTTTACCGTATTCATTAATTCTTTTTACACTTCTTCTACTTGTAGTTCCATCTGAACCTCTAAAAGTTGTTGTAGTTTTAGTTCCTGATTTCTTGTTTTTTCTATCAATTAGAGGATTAAAAGTTTTGGGTTTGCCTTTTGATAAAACAAACATATATTCAAAAATGTTATGATACATATTTTTAATCGGTGAGCTAAAGGTGCTTTTTTTCCAAATCATTATATCGTGAACAAAAAAACCTATTTTTTTAAAAAATAATGCTTGTTTGAAACTTGTTAATGTTTTGCTTCCTTTTACTTTGCTATCATTTACAATCCAAACCACAATACCACCTTCTTTTGTTATTCTAAATAATTCTTTGGCTATACTTTCAAAATCAAAACTATAACCGTTATAATTTCTTAAATTATCATAAGGCGGTGATGTAATTGTCAAGTCAATATAATTGTTTGGCATTCTTGCCATTGTGTCTAAACAATTTTCGTTGTGTATTTTGTTTATCATAATATATAGTATTTTCCTGAATGATTAATTGACAGCTTGTTTAAACACAAATAACGTGTAGCGTCAATTAAATGGTCATTGACTTTTACAGGCGTGTTTAATACGTCACCATTTTTATCTGTTGCCCACTTATAGCTTCTAAATTCTTTTATTGCGTTTAAGCTATCTTTTGTTATATGTAGTTTATATCTACGCATAATATCAATTCCTAAATGTATTCCTGCACCCTTACGTGCTCCCTTTATATTGAAGCCAGAACGATACACTTCTTCAATACTCTTGGGCTCTGCGGAATCGGCAATTATTTCTGACTGTCTATCAATTCTAAATTCTCTTAACTTATTTGCTAAATCGGTGTTGGTCAAACGCTTTTCATATAACATTTCTTTAATATATAAATTGTCGTCAGATTGATATACTGCAACTAAAGCACTCGGACTATTAGTAAATCCGAAATCTAAACCATAACCAATTAAACGCCCCTGCACTTCGTCAACCAATTCAAACTTTCTAAATATCATTGTTTGAATAGAACCTATTTCACCAAGTCCATATACCTGCCAATAATCAGGATCAAGTTCTTTTAATCTTTCAATTTCTGCAATAGTGTCTTCGTCTAAAAAGGGGTTTGCTTTGTATGTAGATTTTAAGAATGTACAGTCATCTCTTGTATGTACCTTTTCATATATCCACGAATAAGGATCAGAAGGATTGTAATCTAAATATATTCTTTCGGTTGTTCTTAATATCAACTGTTGCCAATCTTCATAATTAAATTCGTTAGCTTCATTAAGCCATAAATAATTCCTTTTACGTCCACGTATTTTAACAGGTTGATCTACTGAAATAAACTCTAACAAATTGCCATTAAGCATATATGATAATTCGGACTTGTTGTGATTTTCTTCTGAATATAAATCAAGTTCTTTTAAGATATTAAGCACGTCACGATATGCAGTACCCTTTAATGCAGGAAGTGTCTTTCTACATATAGTAAACACTTTGCCTGTTTCTTCTAAGCATTTAACAATAAACAACTGACAAAGCGAATACGTTTTAGAACTTCTTGTACCACCCTGTAAGCACGTAATTCTTGTTGTAGAATTATATGCTTTATGGAATACATTCGTTGTCTTAATCGTTTTTTGTGTCAATCACTTCAATTTTAAGTTCGGTTAATGATTTGCCACCACTTGTAATATCTAACTTTTCAGCATAACCTCTATCTCTTGCTTTTGATTTTAGGTAAAAGATTATACTTGTTTCTTTGCCTGAAGATATGTTCTTTATTAATTGTCCCTCAACATAATCTATTTGTGCCTCTTTAATGTCTTCTACTTCTTGAGCAAATTCTTTGTCTTCTTTCATATACCGATAATATGTACTTCTGCTTATGTTACCTGCCTTTTTACAAGCGTGATATATTAAGCCCTGCGTTTCTTTTAACGCTTTTAATAGTTTTTCTTTTTTATTCTGTGCCATTTGTATTATTTTATCTTTACGTTATAACCTTTGTTTTTTAAGTCATTGTACAATTCTTTTGCTTTAACTAAGTCGTCTTCTTTAACAGTAATTGTAACACTATCATTTGTGTCGTCATCTAATTTATCTATATTAATATCTAATTCAATATGCTTAAAACCCCAATCTACTAATTCGTCTATATCAAAGTTGCTTAATAAATCAAAATCCCAATCACCTGTGTTTTTATTAAGACGTATATTTAATTCTCTTTCGTCTTCTTTACTTAAATCCAATACAACACAATCTATTTCTGTATGCTTTAATTCTTTGCATATCTTTAATCGTTGGTGTCCGCCAATCACCGTCATATCTTTGTTGATAATAATTGGATCAACTAAAGAAAACTTT